AGATGATTGGATTAATATTGAAGAATTGTAAATGAACAAATATGATAGTAGAGCTTAAATTAATTGATATCGCCCCGCGAGATGTGGAAGCCGCTGAAGAGATTGCTGGCAGGATAAGTAAAGATATGATGAAAGAGCAGATTTATGAGCTGTTTAGATACTCTAAATTTCACGCTAATGTTTATGGAAATAAAATTGTAATTAGAAATAAATAAGAAATAAAAAACTACAAAAAAGAATTAGAAGGCGCTAAAATATTTATAGCGCTTCAAAAGCAGGAAATTGAAAAACAAATTAAAATGAGAAGACAAAGAAAGTCTTTATCCTTTATTTTAGGCTTGGCTTGTGGGCTTATTTTCGGAGTTGTTGGAACTTTTTTAATGATGATGTAGAATTAATTTAACTAAACATTAAAAGCCCCTTAGTCGGGGCTTTTTTATTGCACTACAATTAAAAGCGTACACCTACAATTAATTATTTCGTCAGCGCTTCCATTAGGATCTCCGGGGAACATCAACCCATTCGGGAACAACTGATCCCTTCTAAGTCCTCCCACTTGTTGACTATAACTCTCTGCGGCTATGTGTGTGGCTCTAATGTTTGGCAAGCCTGAAGTGCTCCAAAACTTACGATAATTAAGACCAGTAGATTCAGCGGCATAAACAGCAGCCTTATTGCTACCGCCTATTATTTCAGTTTGAGCGATTGCCCTTGCTCTTGCTTTGGTATTGCCCTTTAAATCATTACCAACGGCTTTAATCAAGTTTCTTTTAATCTCGGGTATTCCCAAGCCTCTTTCTGTGCCGTCTTCCAAAACACCCCTAACTAATGATAGTGTTCTTTTTCTTGTCGTTCCTGCTATTTGAGTTATTTTTTCGCCAGCTTCATTAGTAACAAAATTAAGCAAGAACCTTTCGAATTCGTTTATCCAAAAATCATCCTCTTCGTTCTTTTGCCCTATAATGTTCTTTCGCTGCATTAAAGCTAATGGTGCAAATCTCTTATAATATATCTTTAAGGCTTTTTCTATTGGCTCATCTGGAATTAAAGATACTTGAGCTTCCCACTGAACAGGATCTAATAGGCTAACGCTTTTCAAGTAAGCGTCATACTGATCAGCTATAGCATTACGAAAAAGACGAATACCACCCCTTTCGATTTGATCTCGTCTTCTCTTATATACTTTCTCGAATTGTTTAGTCCTTGGCATTTATGTAATCTTCAAATGATTTATTTTCATCGCTTAAAGTTTCGCCCATTTGTGATAAAGGTATATCCTGCATTGAAAACTTAGGTTCATCCATGACGTCGGAATCAAACTTTTTCTTTCCTGTTGCTTGTCTTATCTCGTTAGGAGTCCAATAAGCCTTATTCATCCAATCAACTCTATCTTTAAAGCCCTCTTGTAGTTCTTCAACCTCTGAATAATCAAAAGCCCAGAACAGGTCTTTATATTCCTCTATATTTTCAATTGTAGCCTCGTTAAGTGTTGTTTCCACCTTCGCTAGATTAGGCATGATGCAATCAGTCCACGCTGATTTTCTAGCCTCTCTCTTAGAGTTGTACGTTGAACCGCTTGGATCATTCATTAAGTCCATAGGGAAAGCATAAACATTTCCTAAAATTCTTCTGCCATCCTTTGACGATTCAATTACGTTAAGATCCGCAACGGTAGAACCCAAGTCAAGCTTGCCCATTTTGTTTTTAGCAACATAAGGCAATCCTCTTTTTTTGCCGCTTCCTTGATTCTTAATGTCTTTCTCTACTTGCTGTTGTTGCGGTGTTGAAAAGCCATCTTGAGCGCTACCACTAACATCTCTATATAAAATGTGCTTAGGTCCTTGATTCTCGAATTGCTTTAGTTCCGTATCTTCAGCTTGATTTTGCTTGCTCACAATTCTTGCAGCCGCCTTTAATGGAGATTGTCCGTGAAGTGATCTATCCTCAAGCCAAAGAGGATTAAACATTTTTGTATGAACAACCTCTTCGAATGCAAATTCTTGATTATACGAATCATCAATCTTATAGCCTCTTATGGGATCTAAAATTGTACCTTCGATAATGTCTACGCAACTAGCGGGTAGTAGGTGTAATTCTTGAGCTTTCCCCGCATTAACACCCGAATCAAGCTTTAGTGTATATGTGAAATTCTCACCAATAGATAACCAGTAGGTTAAAAATCCGGTGATATAATCATCTGTGTTCATGAACGGATTCACCTTTTTCTTGAACTTCAACAACTCGTGATCTGTCACCTCCTCGCTTGTGCCGTCTGGATTTTTCTTTCGAAGTGTGAGCGTTGCCTGCCTACGCATTAGATCAATCCTGTTGATTATAGAGTAAACGTCAACATTGCCAGAATAGCCTTGTTTTAGATACTCTACGGCAGTATCACTAATAATATTTGCCGTCCCATCGCTTATCCACCATTGAAAAAGAGCCGTGTTGAGTAGTGTTCTGTTGACGGAATTGCGCAAAGCGTCAACAGCTTTCTTGAATATATTCATATCAAAATATTATTTTCTTTAAAGTTACGAAAAAATATAGAACTTCATAAGTCATTCGGATCAACCCAGAAATCAGAGGTATTGCCCATCATGTCGCCCAATGAGTAAGCATATCTACAGGCATCAATAGCGTGGTTCATCCAATCTTTAGGTTTGTTTATGAACTTACCGTTTTTGTCTTGCATCCATTGATAGTATCTGTTTTCTTTTATCAGGTTAGAGCTTTTCTTTGTGACAAGTATCTTGTGTCTCTTTAGAAAATCTATACCAGCCATAATAGAGCCTGGCTTCTTATCTGCACCTATTGCATTTATACCATATCGCTGAAGCTCTTCAATACTCTTAGGCTCTGCACTATCACATATAACAATTTCCCCATTATAGCCATTAGAGTGGAAATAATCAGCTATTTCAGAGTTTATTAAGCCTGTCTGATACATGAACTCATCAAAATATATCCTCCCATGCCCCTTTAAGGTTTTCACTATTGCCGTCGGGTCGTTCGAAAACCCAAAGTCTAAGGCGTACCAGCAACCGTCTATGTCTGGGAAATTATCTATCTGCTCCCAAATAGGGAACACTCTACCGTCCGTTATTCCTCCCCAATCACCTAGCGCATATATTTTATAGTAGTTTTTATCTATGTGTTTATACGACTCTAAAACCTTTTTATACTCTTCATCAATAAACTTATTGTTTAGGTATGTGGTTTTAATGATGGTGGTTTTCTCTCTAATCTCTGGCGTGTCAAAGAAATGCTTTTTAATCCAATGCTCTTCATCTATTGGGTTGAATGTTATAGTCATTTGAAGGTCGTCGCGCCCCCTAAGTCTCAAGTTAAGTTGATTAAAGTCAGAATGTGCCAACTCGCTAGCCTCTTCAATCCATATTCGCGTAATGCCAGCAATTGATTTTATTTTTTCAGGATCATCCATACCCTTAAATAATATTTGAGATCCATTTGCGAACGTTATGAACTGAGTTGCTTTATTCTCCTCGTAGTATGGAGTCAAGCCCCATCCATCAAGAATAGACTTAAATAGAGCTATTACTGAATCTTTTAGGGTCGTTCCAACCTTACGTATAACTAAAAGCTTTTCTTTCTTCTGTAAGCATCTTATTATCTCGTATTGTGTTTGTGAGAATGACTTGCTAGACCCTGCGCCACCATAAGATACAACAAAACGGGAAGAAGCGTTCTGCAACTTCCCGATTAACGGATTAAATAAATCCTCTTGGTGTTTTGAAAAATCAATCAGCATCGAACTTTGGAGGCTTAATTATCAGGTTCATTTGCCCAGTCTGTTCTACTTCTTGCTTATCTTTCCACCCCATATTTTTAAGTGCAAAAATTGCACCCGTAGCGCCATTATGAGATAATCTTTTTTCATATCCATTTTCAACTCTTAACAGTGCTTTTTTTATGGTGTAAGCAAACTCTTCCTTTCCTTTGTAATCATAAATACTTTGCCTAGAAGCAAAGCCAAGTGCCAAAGCCAAGCCTGTAATGGTAGGAGTGCCAAAATCAATAATATTTCCTTCCTCAACAATTGGCTTGCAAGTGCCAAAGTAATCAATTATCTTCTGCTCTAACTCATCTACATTATCCCACATTGCTGGTCTTCCTCCTTCATTCCCCAATGCAAATTTATTCCCTTTCGGCGCTCCCATAGTTTAATCTTTTAGTCCTGTAAAGATACGAAAATATAAATAAAAAACACCCACTCGTTAGAATGGGTGTGAATTGTTAGTTATTTAATCTTCTGCTCAGTTCGTCTAATCCAGATCTAAATTGATCTTCTGTCAATTGCTCTCTGAAGATATCTATTAGTAATCTGTCTTTAGATTCTAGCCTTTCCTTTTTGGCTTGTTGCTGCCTCTCAACTCTTAATAGGTATTCTTTGTTTATTCTGTCTTTTTCTTTTTGTTTTTCTTTTATTTTTTCAGACTTGAGTTGATTTTGTAATTCTGATATTCTAATAGTAATCAATCTTTTTAGCAGTTCGATTACTTTAATAAAACTCTTAGCTTTGCCATATTCCTTTTGATTCGAATTATCTCCATTATAAAAATCACTTGATAGCTTAAAAATCCTCTCTTCAACTTCTATTTTCTCCATATCAAGAGATAATTTCCACTCTGTAAGATCTTCTACGCTTGACGAGTTTTTAATGTCTGTTTCATTAATTCCAAGTCTTTCGTTTTTTAGTTCTTTTCTCATTTCTCTTTAGTTTTACCCCTACTTATCGGCTTTGGGACTCCGTTGAATTGTTTGAGATGTACTCCTCGGCAGCATCTAAGGCGATTTTAAAAACAAATGAATCATCTATTGTTTTTATTAAATTATCAGATTGAGCTTTCTCGTAAGCCTTTTGCATGTGATCACTAAATGAAGGCGGCTTCTTTTCTTGAACTATCTCTGCCCACTTTCCTGTTTTACAATCAAATAAAATACCTATTCCAGATGGAATTTCAACGAGTAATCTATTATTTTCAAGCCAAGGATTAGATAATGTTGTCTTTTCAATGCCATCGCAATCAATAAAGTTTGCCCCCTTCTTAGTACCCCTTTTCTCAGCCTCAGCAATTAAAAGTTTTTCAACTTCTTTCATGTCGGCATCCGTGCATCCTTCTAAATCTACACACAAATCAGAAAACCACTCCCATTTTCCTTTTTCATGTCTGAACCCATTGCAATAATATTCGTTTTTACTGAGCATTCTGGTAATTAATCCAAAGAATCCATCACACATATACCATTTGTGCTGTTCGTATTGCTTAGCCTCCTTACTCTCAAAAATAATAACATCACCATCGATTATTACTCTGGTGTTTTCTGGAATTGTAATGTTTTTCATCTTATTAGTTTATTTATTATGAATATTTTCAATTACTTCAAGTATAATATCTTTAGACCCACTATTCCAATGGGAATTCCTTAGTGATCCGGTATTGAGCATGAATGATGTTTGAGTCCACTCTACAAATCCCTCATATACAACACTGGGTTTATAATTATGATCCTTTACAGGCACCTTATCCCCCTCAAATATCTTAACTCCATTCTTATCGGTTAAGCCTGTGAATTGCTCTGAATTATCCCAATTGAATTCTTTGCAAATTCTTTCAGATATCTTATTGCTTATTTTCTTACCAGATATTAGTGTGAATTTTTCAGGCTTAGAATAATAACACCCATCTATAAAGTAATAGAATTGTTTTTTATCCTCATTGTATGATCTTAATATTATTTCTCTCATAGTTTTTAGTTTTAAATTATACCCAAATCTAACACATCCAATTAACCTGTGCAATAGAGTTAAACACATTCAATCAAACTAATTTTTCAATAGAAACAATCTATAAAGAACATGTTAAAAAACACATTTTAATTAATTTGGATGTTGTATATTTGACTTAAACTAATATTTAAAATCATGACAAGACAAGAACTAATTACCAAAACAGGATCGGAACAAGTCGCTAAACAAGTTTGTAAGAGAGCGATCATTGATTTAAAACTAAGATTATCACTTCTTACTGTCTCTTACCATAAGATTGAGCAGTATAATAATGAAATAATTGAATGGAGTAATTTAAGTAAAACTTTTTAAAACTAAAGATATGAATGAATTTAATTTTACTAACAACGCAGGGGAAAAATTTAACTTCTTCCTTAATGAGGATAATGAGCCATGTTTAAATGTAAGTTTTAAAGATGAGCTGACTGGTTGTTTTAGGCTTCAAAAAGATGAACTTGGCGATCTAATTGGAAGCCTTAACGAAATTTATAAAAACACTATTAGATAACTAAAGATATGAATGAAAGATTAAAGTGGTTTGGAATTTATTTGGGCTGTAATATGTCTCACACTTTATATCCAGAAATACTAATAGAGGCGACATTGGGTAAAATTAATACCTTCCAAAAGGATATAAAAAGGGGGCGGATTAAATTAGTTCTAAAAGAGCTTAAGGATATTACAAGTGATGAAATTATACACCTATTAAATAGAACTGTACACATTCACGGATTAACAACTTTTGATAAGATTAATACTGATGATTATGGCGTATTCCTGAAGCTTCACTATTCATCTCAAAATACAGAATATCATTGTAGGGAGATATATTTAAGCGTAAGAGACATGATGTCTTCTGACTTCCTCCGCTCAAAAGGCTATGCGGTTGGGATTCCAAAAAAGTATTACATTACTGAAGATGAATTAAAATAACTAAAGACATGAAAATAGAAATCAAACAGCTTTATACTGCATTACAGTATTATAAAATGCTTCAAAAAGAAAGATTATTCATTCATCCTGATGAGCCAGATGGGGGAATGTCAGAGTGTGCGGATAATTGGGTCCACTATGGAGATTATTTAAGACTACTAGACCAACCACTTACTAAAGAGATGTTTATTAATCCTCTTGAAGAGCCTACGGATATGTTTCAAGGTGAGCAGTATTATGGATCAATGATGGATTCATTCCAAGAAGCTGAAAAGAAAGTGATACTTGACGGGTGGAGTGAACGAAAGTGGAATGGTGGTGTAGTGTACGATAATGATGAATTAGATGTATTTATAGACCTAGAAGAGTATAGTTTATTATCTGATCTTGCGGAAGGTTTTAATGGTAAATTAAAACTTAAAAACGTAGAAATTTAACTATATTTGTAATCTAAATTTCTAAATCAGTACGTATATTCTCACCACCAAATGAGGCGTACAAAAATCGGTGCAGGGGCTAAGGGGTTAGCTCCTGTTTTTTTGTGCTAAATTTTGGGCAAGAAGAAACCCAGGCTCATG